GAGCCGAACGATGTCGGCCATGTCGTAGCGCGTGCCGTGCGCAGAAAGTTTGATCCGAGGAAGGTGGTTCTTGACCTTGTTGCGGGAAATCCGAAGCAGGGTCGCCGCCTCTTTTTCGGTGATGAGTTGCGGACTCATTTCGCCTCTTTGACATGCTCGGAAAGAATGCTGCGCACTTCTCCCGCGAGGCTGCGGTGGTTGCGTTTTGCCAACTCGCGCAACGCGGTTAGCAGTTGCTGTGACATGCCGCAAATGCCGAGAAATGAGGACTTTGCGGGTTGGGTATTGGGATCGCGTTTCATTTGTATTTCCCAGTTATCTATTTCCTGCGTCCGTTTGGCAATACAAAAGTATTGCATAAATAAAAAAAGATTTATCTTGCTTTGGTGCAGAGTGGGGCAATCCTCAACGCATGAAAAAGAAATCAGCCTTGAACGTCCGGTGTGACTTGAAGCTAAAAAAGGACATCGAGGCGCTGGCGCAAGAGTCTGGCCTGCGGCTCTCGGACTACATCGTAGGAGTGCTCACGGCAGCGGTGGAGCAGCACACAACGGTTGCCGAATTGATCACCTATAAAGTGACTGAAGGGAAACGCATATCGCAGCCCAACAAGAAGCGCGCATAATACAATTCCCAAAAAATCTTCATGCTCGTCAATCAAAGATTAAAAATCGCCCCCCCCATCCCCACCGAGGTAATGAAGAATGCGCTCCAAGCACGAACTCGTAAAAGTAGGCGGTCTGTCTACTACGCTTTGGAAGGCTGGCGACGGCAGGTGGAAATGGCATGCCCATCGAGGAGGCCAGCGCGTTCTATGCGCCGCCAAAAATATTGACGATGCTAGGACAAAAGCCAGAGAACAGCTAAAGGACTTGAGGAAGGCCAAGAGCCACCTTGAAGAAGCTAGCCCGAAGGTTCTTTCGCAATTCCATGTGTGGCTGGCGGCGAGGATTGACTCGCCCAAGCTTGCAGACGGAGCGGAGAAATATTTGGCTCACCTAGCGTCTCGCAAGGTTAAAGAGACACGCATCATCGCTATGGACTTATCCAAGTTCAGCGAGGGCCGCAGATCGCGGATGTCAGATATCACCGTGGCCGAGGTGGCCGACTATCTGGACGGGCTGGCCGTTGGGCCAAGGCGCTACAACAACGTGCGCGCCAACCTTGCCGGGTGGTTCCGGTGGGCGCGGGCCGTTGGGCTTGTCCCAGACGCCACCACGGCCCCAGAGCGAGTGGTCCCAAGGAAGACGGAAAACGCGCCTGTCGCCATCTACACTCCGGCTGCATTCGGAGAGATCTTGCTGCTGTCTGACGAGTTCCAACTCGCCGTTGCTATTGGCGGACTCGCTGGCCTCCGCAGCGAGGAAATCTACGGCCTTCGATGGGAGGATCTAAAGCCCGAGCACATCGAGGTGCGAGCCGACACGGCCAAGACAGGCAACAGGCGACTGGTCCCGATCCAACCGGCGCTGCGGACGTGGATCACGGCCAGCAAACCACAGGACGGCAATATGGTCGCGCCGCGCTTGACGTTTTCTGTGCTGCAAAAGCGGCTCAAAAAACGCTACGGCATGAAGTGGGTTCACAATGGTCTTCGCCATTCGTTCGGGACATACCGCTGCGCCGTCACCAAAAACATTGCCGAGGTGTCTTACGAAATGGGCAACAGTCCAGCGATGGTGAAGCGCCATTACCTCGAGATGCAGGACGAAGGCGCTGGCAAGGAGTGGTTCTCTACCACCCATCAAAGAGTAACCAGAAAGTAACCAATTTCCCGAATCTCAATTCGGTTTGGAGTTCCAAAATTATTGAACTGGTTAGCTCTATTTGGCGTCATTTTGCATCACATTTCTATTTTCAAATCCCACCAGCCCGACTCTGTTAATTTCCGAAAATCCCGACAAAGTAACCGGAAAGTAACCAGTCTGGCTTGCTTCCAAAAGCGCCGCCTGACGCACCGTCCTCCTTGACACCCTGCGCGCCGTTGAATGGCGCGACCCAAATCACCTCGCCCGGAGTTGCTGGTCGTAGTCAGCGACTTGCACTGCGGCAGCTCAGTCGGCCTCATGCCGCCAGACAGCGAAATCGTCGGAGGCAACACCCTCGCCTTCGGCAAGAACCACCACCAGGCATGGCTATGGAATTGCTGGCAGGACGCTCAAGCGCAAGTCGCGAAGCTGGCCGGGCGAGATCCGTTCGCGCTCTTGGTTAACGGTGACGCGACTGAGGGCATACATCACAAGTCTCCCGAGGTGGTCGCTTCCCTCATCGAGCATCATTGCCAGATGGCCGCAGCCGCCTTAAAGCCGTGGGCGGATAAGGCCGTCAAGACCTACATCAGCAAAGGCACCGAGTGCCACACGCATGACGTTGAGTCCTACCTAGCCCGCCTGCTTAACGCTGAGACAGGCGAAGCCCGCGACAAATGGCACCTCGAAATATCGGGTTGCAGAGTTGATGCCGCCCACCATATCGGCGCAACGTCTCGCGCCTACCTAGAGGCCAGCGCACTCAGCATTGTCTTGGGCAACGCCCGCCTCAACTCCATCCGTGCAGGGCATCCGTGCGCGCAAGTGTTCCTGCGGGCGCACCGGCATTGCGGGGGGGTCTATTCAGACGGCAGCGGAATGATGTGCGTCACCGGGGGATGGCAGTTCCTGACCCGTCACGGCCACAAGGTCGTAGGCGATGCCATACCAAGGCCCAGCGTCCTCGTCCTTGATTGGCGCGGCAAGCCGTCCGGCTGCCTGCCCACGCCGCACCACATTTATTTTAATCCGCCAGCACCGGAAATTGTCAGGGCATGAGTAAGGGAAAACTCACCGCAGAAAAGCTGGTGGCCTCGGCGTGGGCCGCAGCATTGTCGCCGCAATACAAATTCGACGAAGTGCCGCCCGGATGGTTCACACGAGCGCAAATTTCCGAAAGTCTTGGCAAGAACCGATCAACCATCGCGCGCAAGATACAGGACGCGGTGCTTACGGGTCGCGCAGAGGTCAAAATCTTTCGCATCGCGTCGGGTCAACGCGGTATTTACCCGGTGCCGCACTACCGCCTGCTCACATGACCTACCGCATCCGCCGCGAGATTGCCCCGCTGGCCGTGCTGGCGCTGGACGAGCAGTGTTTTCCCTCCGACTACAGGCCAGACCTTGACCGATCCCTCTGGTGGCTTGTGTGGAGCGGCAAGGAGGCCGTCGGCTATGCTGGTCTTCGTGTGTGTGAGTTGGGGCAAAACAAGGGACTTGGGTTCTTGTCGCGCGCTGGGGTATCGGCCAAACATCGAGGTAAGGGTTTGCAAAAAAGATTGATCCGTGCGCGTGAGGCGGAAGCGCGGTCACTTGGGATTGATGAGATTGTCACCTACGTCATCAGTTGGAACTCGCCATCAATCAACTCGCTGGTTGGCTGCGGCTATAAATTTTATTGGCCGTCTGTAAAATGGGGCGGGGCGGGGTCGGTGTATTTGCGCAAGCGGCTCTAGGCGGTTGGCAACTCGAAGTGCGGGAGATCTTTCGTCCGCTTCCAATCCCCTCCCCAGACAAGGCCAAGCTCCTTGCCCACTTCGCCAGCGCGGTCGTAGTGGCGAGACTCCCAGACAGGGTTTTTCCCACTGAACAAAGTCAAGTCAATGGCCCGCCCGCCGATGTGTCGGCTCTTCATCGTCCACGTCACCCTTGGCCCAGGCGCGGTGCGTCCTTGAGCGTAGAGGGCAGCCTGCTCTTCCTTGGTTCGGTTGCCTGAGGTGACTTTAAAAGTTAAGCCTTCCGCTGCGAGACGGCGCAGCAACTCGCGGCCTAGCTTGGCAAGTTCCGGTTGGACCGTGGCTAGGTTCTTTTCACTTCGCGGATCGGCCTGCCAATTTGACGCCTTGCTTTCGCTCGTGCTCGGCCTTGTGGATTGCGCGGGTGTGCAGCTCGGCTGCGATGAGGGAGAGGAGTTCTCCCAGGTCGGTGCAGGGCCATCTTTTGATTGCCGCCGCAAGAGTTTTTGGAACCATTGGACTAATGTCATGGCGTCAAAAGTCAGCGCCACCCTTGATCCCAACGTAGGTCACACCGCTACGGTTGCCGCGCACAACTAGCCGCACGGATTCCAGCAGGCGAATGAGGAATGGCCGCTTGTCTACAACGGGACTCGGCTTGACCAGACGTAGCCACCACGCCTTCATTTTGCGAAGCCGGATGCAGCCAACTGTTCGGATTTTCCGAACGGTTTAACGAAGCACACAAACCAGCATTTCTTTTGTAGGTCCATCCCCCCGGCCAGTTGCCATCCAGATTTTCCCAAGGCTAGGCCGCTTGATGAAGGGTCAACCCTGAGCGAGGCGCAGGCACTACCCAAAAGGACGAAGGCACAGAGCAGGGCCGTTTGGGCCGAGCGCATAAAGTCAGCTGCGCCGAAAGACGTTGATCGCGCCCACGACGGCCATGCCAGCGCCGACGATGGCCGTGGCGTGTTCGGGCGACAGCTTCAGCCCGGCGGCGCAGAGCAGGAACGTTAGGCCACGCCAAGTGGAGGATTCAGAAAGGCGATCCAGCGCGTAGTTGAGGGCGGTCTTCATGCCCTCGCGGCCATGTCAAAGCCCTGCCACGCCAAAGGAAAACACCCCACGATTCCTTTCAAAAAGTGAAAGGTTGGCGCGACTACAAATGCGAGAGCCGCCCGTTGCCGAGCGGCCCTGCGTCCCTTAGCCGAAGCGCCGGGAGGAAATTAGGACTGCAT